ATTTATAGGCAACTTTTAGATAGTTATTATTTGGATGAAATTCCTTTAAGCAATGACCTTGCGAAGCTTATGCGTTCGCATAGCGTTCGGACTGCGGAAGAACAGCAATCGCTTCAAAACGTATTAACAGACTTCTTTGAATTGACTGAATTTGGGTATATTCATAAAAGATGCGAAGATGGAATAGCTAAATTTCATGGTAAATCAGCTAGTGCTAGAGCATCCGCAATGGCTCGCTGGAGCAGTAAACATAAGGAAGTTGATGCGAACGCATTGCTAACGCAATCCGAAGGCAATGCTAACCATAAACCAATAACCAATAACCATAAACCAATAAAAAACATACAGCCTATCGGCTTTGATTTATTTTGGGATGCTTATGATAAAAAAGTAGGCAAACCAAATTCACTAAAGGCATGGTCAAAAATAGCCTTCAAAGACGATTTATTACAAAAAATTGTTGAAAAGGCTAAAGCAGACAAAAAAGCCAAGCCTGATAACAAGTTTAGGAAAGACCCTGAACGCTGGTTAAAAGGTCAGCATTGGCTGGATGAGGTGGTAATTGAGCAAGCTCCTGAAGAAAAGCTAATGCCTTTAGGTACTGATGCTCAGATTGAAGCTGCTTATAGGATTGAATGTGGTGGAGATCCGAGTAGAGCCAGGTTCAACAGTTACCAAGAAATGAGGAAATTTATTCTAGATTTTAGGGATAAAAGGAAGGTGGCATGAATGAGTTGGCTCTTTTCGCAGGTGCTGGTGGAGGAATACTTGGGGGACATTTGCTTGGATGGCGAACAGTCTGTGCAGTCGAATGGGAAGCCTATCCAGCAAGCGTATTGTGCGCCAGGCAAAACGATGGACTTTTGCCGAGTTTCCCAATATGGGATGACGTTCAAACCTTTGATGGAAAGCCTTGGCGAGGAATTGTTGATGTCATTTCTGGCGGATTTCCATGTCAAGACATCAGCGCAGCAGGAAAAGGGGGGGGCATTGAAGGCGAAAGAAGCGGAATGTGGCGAGAGATGGCAAGGATTATTGGCGAAGTACGACCCAAATACGCATTCATTGAAAACAGTCCAATGCTCACTTCTCGAGGACTCGAACGAGTCCTTGCAGATTTGGCCCAAATGGGGTTCGATGCGGAATGGGGTGTGTTGGGAGCAGACTACATCGGACTGCCCCATCGGAGAGAACGAATATGGGTGTTGGCTTCCGACTCCAGTCACCAGCATGTGGAGAGGCGCAGCAAGCAAAAGATATTGGGGAAGCCAAGATTACAGGGCATCGTTTACAACCGAGTGGATAAGAACGAGCAAGGACTCAGAGCAATACTATCATCCGGATTATGTAGAACTCATAATGGACTTTCCGGACAAGTGGACAGAATTAAAGCCATTGGAAATGCACAAGTTCCAAGAGTGGCAGCAACCGCTTTTGAACTCCTTAAAAAACGATTAGATGGATGAAGAAAAGCATAAACATCGATGTGCTGTGCGCCAGCTTATTTATTGGCGAAGAACGTGGGGTTTGGCGCAATTTAGGATTTATTTGCAAAAAAGCAGATTTAGTAAGGAATTATTAAGAGATTTAGAAAACCAATGGATGAAGGGAAATAGAGCAGATGAATATGGAGAATGGAAATGAATCTTGAACAATTAACGGAAAACAGGGTGGAAGAAGCATTAATTAAACTTTCTTCTACAGATGAATCTCATGCAGCTTGGGCTGGTCAAGTTAAATACCTTGAGGAAGGCTTAAAACAGGCTAAGAGCCATTCTTTTCTATTGGCTGAAGGCACAGTAGCAGAAAGAGAAGCAAAGGCTCTATCAAGCGATAAATACGCACAAGCGGTACAAGCTTGGACTGAAGCTTTAAAACAATTTAAGAAAATAGACAATGAACGCAATCATGAAATGCGGATTATTGATATTTGGCGCACTTTATCTTCTAATCGCAGACAAGGAAATATGTAAATGAAAGACTTTAGCCTCCCTTATTTGGTATCAAAAAAGCTTTTAGAGGGTTATTACGATGCCATGCTCAAACAAAATGGACATAGAGCCTATGAATTAGCTACTGATTTAGTGGAAATGGCCCTTAAATTACAGGATATAGCTGGTGAAAATAAAGAAATTTGACCAAGATTTGCACGATAAGTACGATCCTCCAGCTAGAGCTGCGGTAGCTGAATGGATTTCTATGAAATGGGGATTTACAGCTTTAGATAATCCTGATATTTATGGAACAGACCTGATTATTCACAAAGGGGATAATCCTATAGGATTTGCTGAAGTAGAAGTAAGGCAATGGAATCCGTACTGCCCTTTTGATACTATCCATGTGCCAGTTCGTAAAAAACATATGTTAGAAGTGCCTAAAACCTTGTTTTTTGCATTAAATCAAGATATGACTCATGCTTACTGGATTAAAGGATTAACTGCTTTAGCTTTTCCATATTGGGAAATGAAAGATGATACTAAGCATGAACTTTATTATGATGTTCCAAAACATTTATTTAAATATGTGGATTTAACGGAACTTTTTTAATGACTAAAGCTGAAAAGGATGTATATGCTCGCCTGGCAAGATTGGGCTGTATTTTGTGCAAATGCAACGGCATACGAGAAACAGATGATTCCCCAACAGAAATGCACCATATACGAAGATTTGGTGGAAAACGAAAAAATGCCCCAGTTATCCCCTTATGCGCTTACCATCATAGACTTGGAGATTCCAGTATTCACCAACTTGGACATAAAGGATTTATTAAATATTGGGGTTTCTCTGAGGAAGATTTGTTAGAAAGAGTAAATGACTTATTACAAAAAGCGAGTGGATGAAAATCAAAGCCAGATATTTCATACTTTTATTGCTTTTGGGGCTAGTGTATGCAACCTTTCTACTGTGGGTCGTGGGTGTCCTGATGCCCTCATTGGCTATAAAGGAAAAACAGTCCTTGTGGAAATTAAGCGTGATTCCAAAGCCTCTTATACCGAACCTCAAATCAAATTTATGCAAGAATGGCGAGGCGGTGCAATCAGCCGAATAGATTCTGTAGATGCTGCCATTCGATTAATTAAAATGCTTGACATTGATTAAGAGCTATATAAAATCAAATAACTGCACTTTTGCAGACTTTTTAGCTAAAAGGAAAATTGAAATGGCAATGGGTAAAACAACTAATCCAAACAGCACCAAAGGCATACCAGCCAAAGGTGTAGTAGTTCCTAAAGGTGCAAGCAAGGCAGATATGTCTGGTGAACGCATGGAAAAATCTCATCGTGGTGGTGTAGCAATGGGCAAAGAAGATGCTATTGGCTCTGACAAAGAGTTCAATACTGGTCGTACTTCTGGCATTTGCTACGAACATAAGCGTACAGCTTATGGCGTAGAAGATAAATACGAAAAAGACCCAATGTAAAACGAAAACCCCTAGCACGTGAAGGTAAACTAGGGGTTCTCTAACCACAATTAATCGGAGAAACTGTGGCTATAAAAGAGCATAAAGACACTTGTAATTTATGTCGATTTTTTTCTTTTGGGGAAAGAATGGGCATTTGCAAGCGTTTTCCTATTGTGCAAAACAAATCAAATGATGATTGGTGTGGGGAATGGCAACCCTTGAAAAACCATGTAATTGAAGCCATAACTACTGGGTTAACTGTTACTTTTACTGAAGAACAGCCAAAAAAGAAACCAGGAAGGCCTAAAAAATCATGAAACTTAAGCCATTAGCAGACAAAATCGTAGTCAAACCTGACGTGCGTGAGCTATCTAGCATCATTATTGTTGATAATAAAGAAGTAGAAAACATGGGAACTGTCGTAGCTGTTGGCCCTGGCAAGAAATTATCAGGTGGTCGCAGAGAAGCAATGCCTATTGAAGTAGGAGCTAGAGTTCGCTTTGGCACTATGAATGATGATAAAGGCGAAGAATACTTGCGTTACCATCCCTATTATGAGGATGGGGTAAAGTATCTAATCATGAGCTGGCAAGATATTTGTTTTCAAGAGGAGCCTGAAAATGCTTAAATGGTTAAAAAACGCATGGCCTTGGAAATCAAAATCTATGACCACAGAACAAATTATTATTTCTTGGGCAGCATTTAACAACGAATCAGCTAAATTTAGAGATACAAGACTTCAACAGTTGTTAGATGAAGATAAACCTCGTAAACCAGCCCTTAAAAAAGCTACAACTCGGAGCAAGACCATGCCACTTAAGAAATCAGCAAGTCCTAAAGCATTTAAAGAAAACATTAAAACTGAAGTAAAAGCAGGTAAACCTGTAAAACAAGCAGTCGCTATTGCTTATGCAGAAAAGAATGCAGCTAAAAAATCAACCTCGAAAGGCAAAAAATGATTCAATTTACTATTCAACAAATCAACGAACTTTTAGCAGAACTAGGGAAGATTCCTTATGCTTATTCAGCACCATTGGTCGATGGCATCAAAAAGATTGCCGAAGGTCAATTAGTCGAGCAAGCTAAAGCTGCCAAAGAGCAGGCAGTAGAGAAAGCTGACGTAGAAGTAGTGCAATGACAGCCCCAAACGTCTATCTTCCCTATCCGTATCCGCAATCTATTGAAGAAGTAGAGGCGGATATGAATGCCATTATTTACCAGCCTGAAGTTCCACAAGAACTCCAAGACCAATATACCAACCTTAAAAACAACACAACTGTGCAAGCCGATGTTGACCAAGCAGAGGCTAACTCAGATTCTATGGATAACGAGTGAAGATAGAGCAAAGGGCTATTGAAAGCTTAATTCCTTATATCAATAACAGCCGAAAGCACTCTGATGAACAAGTGGCTCAAATCGCTGCAAGTATTAAAGAGTTCGGCTGGACTAATCCTATCTTGGTCGATGGGAGTAATGGTCTTATCGCTGGTCATGGCAGGCTATTGGCTGCTCGTAAGCTCGGAATGCCTAAAGTACCAGTTATTGAGTTGGCACACCTATCCGAGAACCAAAAGAAAGCCTTAATCATTGCCGACAATAAATTGGCATTAAATAGCGATTGGGATAACAATCTATTGATGATTGAGCTACAAGAGCTTGATTCAGAGGATTATGACCTATCAGTGCTAGGCTTTGACCAAGACGAACTAGATGCCCTTTTAAACCCAATAGAACCGACCACAGGGCTAACAGACGAGGATGCTGTACCTGACGTACCAGAAGAGCCTAAAACCAAGCCTAGCGATGTATATATCCTAGGAAATCATCGACTTATGTGTGGGGATTCCTGTTCTATTACGGATATGGAAAAGCTATGTAATGACCGCAAGGTCGATATGTGGTTAACCGACCCACCTTATAACGTAGCGTATGAGGGAAAGACCAAAGAGGCTTTGACTATCCAAAATGACTCAATGAGTGACGATGGATTTAGGCAATTCCTAAGAGATGCTTATGTAACTGCCGATACTGTGATGAAGCCAGGGGCTGTATTTTATATATGGCATGCCGATTCGGAAGGATATAACTTTAGAGGCGCAGCCTTTGATGCTGGTTGGAAAGTTCGTCAGTGCCTTATTTGGAAGAAATCCACAATGGTTATGGGCAGACAAGACTACCATTGGAAACATGAGCCTTGTTTATATGGCTGGAAAGAAGGCGCAGGGCATTTATGGGCCACAGACAGAAAACAAACAACTATCCTAGAATTTGACAAACCAAGCAGGAATGGCGAACATCCTACTATGAAGCCTGTTGCCCTATTTGAGTACCAAATGCTCAATAATACAAAGGGTGGCGATATTATTTTGGACAGTTTTGGGGGTAGTGGTACAACCCTATTAGCTGCTGAAAAAAATGGCAGAATTGCCTATGTTATGGAATTAGACCCCAAATACTGTGACGTTATCGTAAAACGTTGGGAAGACTTTACAGGTAAAAAGGCGGTGCTTTCGGAGTTAGAAAAGGTATGACACAAGGTGTAGAGCATATTCCGGATGAGAAAAGCAGGGCTTTTGTAAAAAGCTTGGCTGCTGTGGGTACTCGCTATGTCGATATTGCCCACAAGCTAGACATTACCGATGACACCTTAAGAAAGCACTACAAGGCTGAATTAGAGGATGGCAGAATTGATGCAAACGCACAAATAGCAAATACCTTATTCCAGCAGGCTAAAAAGGGCAATATGACAGCTGCCATCTTTTGGCTAAAAACTAGGGCTGGCTGGAAGGAAACTAACGTTACTGAGCTTGCAGCTGGCGAAGGCGCACAAGTAAAAGAAATTAACTTCTCTTTTGTAGATGTCGAACCAAGAAAACTTGAAGAATGAAAATGGGGTCATTTGGCCTCCTTTTCCTAAAAAGCTTAAGTGCTTATTTGAACCTAAGCACAGCCG